CTAATTGACTCAAATCAACTTCTTGCTCCACACCATCATATTCAAATTCATATTGTTTACCATATCCAAGAATACGAGCAGCTACCATGATAGCATTCTTATCACCAATTAGTAAATCATTAACATTTATTGTTTTATCTACAATTAGAGATTGTAATAACTTATCAATTACAATTCCTTGTTTTATCAAGTTCTGAGAGGTTAATATATCCTCTTCTTTTGCGGTCATGTATTTTATCTCCACCTTACCGCTTGAAAGTGGATGTCCATTTACATAAAAGTATCCCTTAGATGGTAGGTCTACCACCTCAGTAGGGAATTTGTATTCAGCCATAAATGACTCCTTTGAATTATTTTAAAACCAATTATAATTATAACCTTTTGTACGTTAAAACGAATTTATTTTGATGGCATTAATTTTTCTTTGATTGGTTTTAAAACCGCGTCAAATAGAATGTCATCATACTTAGTTGGTGTAAGTTTTACAATTTTTTCAATTGCGTAGAATGCTACTAAAACATACTCCCAATTTGCTGCTAACCATTCACTCATTTTATACTCCTTAGAATTGTAAGACTGCGTAGTCGTACTTAAGTGTTAATGTTATCTCAGCTGGGTCGGTTGATGCGTAATCCATCTCACCGAAATCAGCCTGTTCAATGTAAGTGCCAACCAATCTCCATTCTTCTACAATGTCACCGACTGGCCCTAATAAATTAAAAGTTACATCCTTTTTATAAAAATCTGAATACCCATCACGACCTGTTACTGATTCATGTCCTAAACGTATCCATTCTAAAACAGCTTGTGCACCACTTGGAACAACAGGGTCATACAAAACGATATCAATCGGTTGCCATTGTGCTTTACCCTTAATGTATCTTTTTACATTAATGTGGTCTAATACAATTTCTTCAAACTGTATTTGAGGTCTGTTCATTGCCTTAATCAAATATGCCGGTATACCATCTATGTACATAATGAACCTATTTTTAGTTTTAGGTTCAAATGGTGTAAACATTATTTCATTGGGTTCTAACGTTGCCATTCATTGTCTCCAAAAAATCTTTTTTCTGATACTCATTAATAAATATCAATAAGAATAATTTTCGTTAAAAAACAAAAAACCCCCACCGAAGTGAGGGTTCTTTTTATATATTTCATACTTTTATAAGTTGAACTTACTCAGGGAATGAAGCACCTGTTGATTGAACAACAAAGTCTAAGACTATAAACTCTGCAGTTCTAGTAGGTTGTATAAATATCTGACCTACTAATTGATTTCTGTCCACAACATCAGGTGTGTTGTTTGAATCATCCATCACGACTCTAAATGCACTCAATCCACTATTTGATTGAACTGACTCTAAGAAAGGATTAACAATACTTAAGAATCTGTTTCTTGTAGCTTGAGTATTCTGTTCAAACACTAAGAATCTTGAAGAAGAGGCGATAAACTTACGAAGTCTAATCAGTAATCTTCTAATGTTAATTCTATCTAGTGCTGATGGTTTAGATTGTAATGTTTTCTGTCCAAAGACAACAACATTCTGATTTGGGAATGAAGCTATTGGATTGATTCTATTTTCGTAAAGGTCATCCCTCTCTGCGTGAGTTAACTTTGTTTTTGCCTTTATGACATCACTCAATCCACCTCTATTCAAACCAGCTGGTGCAAACCACTCGTGTGCTATGTTATCGTTGAAACTATATACACCTGGTAAGACTGTTGATGGTGGAACCCATACTGGTGCCTCATCAATTGAATCAACCACTTGTATCCAAGGATAGTAAACAGCTGCATAGTTTGTATCTAAGTTACTTATTGTGGATTTCACTGTCTCTATTGAATCACTCCAACCAGCTGCGTCCATAATATAGAATGCGTCTGCTCTAGCTTCCATCTTAGCAATGGCGTGGTTAGTCACAGTGGAATGTAGACCGTGAATAACACCTGGTATCGCTAACAAGTTAATATCCACATCATCAGCGTTTGATATTGTGTTTATAGCTCTCTTGAAAGCCACTGAACCACTAGCGGTCGTTGATGATAGGTTAAACCCTTGGGTATTTGTAGTTGTTATATTCGGACCTGTTAGAGCCTCAGTAGCTGGGTTTTGACCATCAAATCCAAACTGAAATGGGACTAAGAACTTTCTTTGTTGTATGGCTGAATTTGATAATGTAATTTGTGTACTCTTATTTGTAAATGTTGAAACACCTAATTCTGACGCTTCATCTGTTCCAAATTGGTCTTCAAGACTCATGGACACATTACTACCAGCAGTCGCTGTGTGTGGTATCGGTGACATATATTGTCTTGAGACTTCATCAGAGAAATCAAATCCATAGAAGATATTCTGGTCAAATGTGTTATTTGCATCTAATTGATTTGATTGGGTTACAGCAGTTGGTATAGTAGTTATGGTTTCACCTTTAATTGGATTCCTTAACGCTTCATATCCCATTGGTACAAGCTCCGTGTCAAATTTAAACTGACCATCCTTAACAAGATTCTTAAAATCACCAACTCTTATATGGTCACTTACGTTTGGAAATGAGCCGTACTCTGTCTTTTTACCATTACTATCACACTCTGTATATTGGTCTCCAATTTTTTTAGCGAAGAAATTAGGTGATAATGGGTCTAATGTAAGATTTGGAAACTCCTCTAAGATAGTATCATCATCAGTGCCTCTTGGATTATGAACCCTAACTTGAATAGAGAATGTTCCAAAACTAGAACCAGCTACATCATCCGCCTTTTTTATATCCAAGATAGCTAATTTAAATTTTGAGTTAACATCAGTACCGTGACTTCTTGTGTAGACTCTAAATAGGTTTACATTTGTCGCTGGACTACCAATTTTTTGTGAAATGATGTAAGGTGTTCTAGCATATTGATAATCCTTATTACCTGTCCATGTTGTATCTGAAGCATCACCCTCACTATCTATTGTGTTTGTACCAGTTTTAAAATCATTACCATCAGAGTTTACGACCAGTGAAGCACTCATGTCAGCTAGTGCTACGCCTGTTTCACCGACGAAACTAAAGGTTCTTTTTTTAAGGTTTTTTTTTCGTTAACAAATTAATCCCCTTTTACCTGACTTTTTGGTTAAGGGCCTATCATTAATTCTTTTGTTTAATTAGTTACTATCACTACCAGTATTAAACGAAAGTGAATAAGTTTCAGCTGAAATGTCACTACCACTTACAACAAGTGTAAAACTTGTAGCTGAGGCTGGTGTTAATGTTGACTCACTCAAATCACCAGTACCACTTGAACCAAGTGATGGTGCCAAGAAAGCGATTGACTGTGTAGGATGTCCACCGAGACTAGCTCCATAGGAAGAAGCACTTGGTGGAGAAAGTCTTAATTCTAAGGTGTCTACTTTATAACCACCAATTCCTAAAACTCTTACTATTGTGACAACTCCTGCACTCTTGAGATACGCTTGTGCAGTGTATGGTGTGTAAAATCTTCTATCCAAAGAGCCGAACACCCTCTCGAACTCTTGGAAACTTGTTATTTGTGTTGGTGTGAATGCTGGCCCTTTTTGGGTTGGCCCAATTATTGCTGCACCAATTTCACTTATTCCTTGTGGTAAAAACGAAAGGTCTTGTTCTCTCGTAAATACACCTGGCGATACAATTCTCTCGGCCATGGAAATCTCCTAATTAGTTGGTATTGATAAATAAATGTCTACAATAAATATCTATATATATTGTAAAAACTACTTTTCAACCTATTTTTTTTTATTTTGTTGGTGTAAATACGCCAGTTTCAGGGTCTAATTGACCTGGCCCATACTTTTCATTCAAAACCTTTACAAATTCACGTTCTTGTTCTTGTACAACGACATATTGTTTCTCAACATCTAATGTTTGTTGTTGTATAGCATCTAATTGTTGTTCCGCTAATAACTTCTGTACGTGTAATTGACCTAATTGAACTTGTTTTTCTGAATAACTTGTTTGTAACTCTTTGAGTTTGTTAATCTCATCTGATGTAAATGTAATTGGTTCAGACATTATCCCTCCGATGGAGTAAATATACCACGTTGTAGGTCTACCGAACCTCTACCATATTTACTATTTATCTTTTGTGTAATTTCTTTTTCTTTACTAAGATTTGCAGCCAACTGCTCTTTTAACATTAACTCTTCATCTTCAAGTTGAATTTTTCTGATTGATAAACTACCAAAAGCTTGATTTAACGCCTGATTAGTTTGTATAAGTTCTTGTAATTGTTCTTTCTCACTCTCTGAAAGAGGTGTTTCATTACTAACTTGTTCATCTACAACTTGTGTTTCTTCATTAGCCATAATAATGGTCTCCTATAACTTTATTTATATAAGTATCAATTAAACTACTATAATTTTATATTTTCTTCCTGATGAATC